GCTAGATAATATGTGCGAACCAAAGCGCAACGATGATTAAACAGGCAAATGTCAATTTCTAGAATTTAGCAACACGCTGGCGCGCGCTAAGACAGGCCAAAGGCGAACAGCGTCCAAATAACAGCAATTGCTTGCTTTGTGTTTATTGAAACCTCCACCATCCTCACCTCCTCTACTCTCAAGTGTTTATGTTGACTTCTCCTTCTCCATACCCTTAACAGGATTCTCTCTAAATAAGTACTTATGGAAGAATCTTCTATGCATCAATGGTCTAAGCGTCAAACATAGCGCGTTTGGTCGATCCGGTCCTTCTCCGTTGTACGGTGCTTTCCGCATAAACACATGTATAGATACACTTGTATCTGTATATGTTAAGATATGTCACGGGACTGTTGCTAGGCTTGTGATTACTAATAAGGTGATTACTGTGAGTGCGAAAAATATGGTTTCGGCGTTGACGTACTCTCCCTTCTTATGTTAGGAGTATAAGAAGCCAATTTGTTATTGAAAAAATGCATATTACTGCTATGATTGCGTATATTTCGACGGGCATTGCCTTTTTTAGTCGGTTAATGTATGGGTTGCTTGCGTTTTGGTTCTTTGAGGCGAGTTTTCTTGTTGTGAACAGTATGAAGCATGTTGTCATGAGTATGATTGGAGAAGCCAAATAAGGTGTCAGCCACTGCGAGGCCATTGCAACGTAGATGTTTGGCTCCAAGAAGGGGGAGTTCTTTATGTGGCTTATTTGTCTAAGTACCTCATCAAGAAGGACGAGCGTGAATGTGGCCGCGAAGAAATTTCTCTGGATGCTTGTTATTCTTGCCGACAGTGTTTGTGGTTTTTCCAACATTTTTGTTGCGGGTTGTTGGAATCTTTGTGGTTGGGGTTCTGCGGGTGTTTGGTGGATTTGCTGGTGTGATGGGCAGTTGTGTGCTTCTGATTCGCGGTGATCCAAGCAGTAGTATTCTTTGCAGTAAGGACATATGTGGGTTACGTATGATTGTTTGCTGCAGTATTTACATTGCATTGATAGTTTTGCCTCTTCTCGCGTTGTTTAGGGCTGAGGGTGTGTTGTTATGGTATTTGTCCTGTTAGGCGATTTATGATGGCTGTCCAGAGTGGCATGTAGGATGTTGCGTCGATTTGTGCTATGAGTTCTTGGAATCGTATCGTTACGGTCATTGTTAGGCTTGCGAACCCCATGTTGAGGGTTCTTTGCGCATCTTGATAATTTATTAGTACTTTGCCGAGGATGATGATGCATGTTGTCACGTTTTGGGCTGTTTCTGTTGATGTTAAGCTGGCAGAGTCTGCTGAGACGCGTAATGCCATTTGCCCTTCTGTATAGTTAAGGCTGAATTGTGATATCGTGAAGTTTACCAGGTTTATGTATGGAAGTATATCTTTAACTGGGTCTATTGAGGTTTCTGCTGCGAAAACCCTTACAGGTACAGGTATTTGCACTACTGATACTAGAGCAAGCGATGCTAAGATGGCTACTGTTGCTACTTCCCAGCGCCAGTTGCTAGTTCTCAGCCTTGGCAACGCCCGCGGCTGTTTATATAGAGTCTTTGCCTTAGGCGTGTAGCCGTCTTTCTCTGGAATGTAGCCGCAAGCGAGGCATCTGTAGTAAAGCTCGTTCAAAAAGCCTGAGGAATCCCTTCGGCATAATATCATCATATCATCATTACATTTGGGGCATCTCAAGACCTTTCCCTTCTCCTCATTTGAATAAAACTAGGTTGGGCTGTTATTTAGTGCGTATGCAAAAAACCCCTATATTTCTAGAGAAGATATATTGTATCTGAAGAAACGATAACTCTACGCTGAATCATCTGGCTTTGGGAGTCTTCAGAGACGAAACCTTGGCCAAGCTGCAGTATCGCCATGTCCAAGAAGACCTTGAGAAAGGTGTGGTTTCCATCCATGCACTTGTAGAGGCAGAAATCACCAAGGGCAAGTACGCAGACTATGACACCTTAAGTTCTGAGGCACCCGAATATCTTAGGCTTTACCTTGAACTGTGAAGGCGAGGTAGCCCAGACAGGAGAAACCCGCCTGAAACCCTCACTGGCGAATCCCCATTGATCAGAGATGAGACCAGCCTAACTCCACGTAATAGGACCCAAGCAGATAAGGAAGATTGTTCATCAGCTCTATGCGAAGGCAGGCCTCCTAAAGGTGTCCAGAGGCCGCATGTACGAGCTTAGGGTTCACAGCCTCAGAAAATACTTCAAAACCCAAATGCTAGGTTTAGGAGTGCAGCCCGATTACGTGGACTACACGATGGGCCACACAGCGGACACGCACTACGACATCCAAATGAAGGGAATAGAGTTCCTCCGCAACATCTACACTGCCAACGACTTGTCCATCCAGCCCAAAACCAGAGTCAACAAGGTCGAAGCCTTAAGAGAGATAATCCGCGCCTGGGGACTCAACCCAGAGGAAATCCTAACCAGAGAAGCGCTAGCTGAACCCCACAGAACCGTAACCATTGACTTCGAGGACAGAGACAACAGCCAGCTCCAAACCCTAAGCAGAGCCTTCAAAGACAAGATACGCCAAGAAACAACAGTGCAAATGTGCTCCAGTCATGGCGGGCCCGCCGGGAATTGAACCCGGGACCACCGGGTTTCCTTGCATTGCTTTTCGCTTAAAAGCCCGGTGCTCTATCCTTACTGAGCTACGGGCCCATCGTGGCCTTTGCTTTCGCTCTTAGATGTAGAAAAGGTGTTCTTTAGCGTTTCGATTAGCTTAGGCTTGCGGAAAAATTCATGGGGTGTATTGGACTTTCAGAAGGCTCGTTATGAGGTTTTTGATCTTGTCGTTTGCGCCCAGTCGCGCGCGCAACGACGAAATAGAATCGGAGCCTTGAGGGCTGACGGGGATATTGCGTTTTTCGGTGCTATGAAGAGCTGACGGGCTAGTTTGTTTTTAAAGCTCGATTCCTTGTCTGCAGGGGCAAAACAGCCCTCCTGAACAGTTAGCGATATATCCAGTTTTAATGGAGATGTCTCCCGCACAATCCCCTCTTTTTTTGTTTTCAAGCATGCGCACCCGACTCGGAGGGTTAGACCTTGAATGCATGCATGCTTGAACGTATTGAAGATAGGCTTGATTCTATCGCGTTTTTGCTCAAACAACGGATTAAAGATGCAAATAGAGAATTGCAAGAGGCGAAACCATGAGAGATGAGGCAATCAGCGACTACGAGTTGGAGCAGGAACGCAAGCATAATGCGAGTCCAGTCAAGCACGACGAGTACGATCAGGACACTGAAGAAATGATGGACAGGCTTGAAACACTCGAAGTTGCGGTGGATGAAATTAAGAATTGTTTGAAGATACTCAAGAAGGAGCTGAAGGAGGCTTCATCTTGAATTTTGACAAGTGTGTCGCTTGTGGCCTGCCAGAAGTTGGCTTTACTGGCTACTTGTTCATGGCGAACGGCAAAAGCGTCGTGGGTATGCCTTACTGTACACGGCACATGGAAGAAGTTGGCTTTGTTTTTGCTAACCCTGTGTTCGAGAATGAAGAGGCACTGCGACTTTTCAAGGATCAACATCCCGGCCTGTACATTAAGCGCGTGAGGGACAAGCAGATAATCTTTCTGAAAGGGAAGGAAGTGAAAAAAAGCGCGTGTGCGAATGCCAACGGAAGGAGGTGATGTTGGATGAGCAAGGATGAAGCTACCCTAGAGATTCTGACTGACTTTCTGAACGCGGTGGAAGCGGCCGTTGTCAACGGTAAAAGACAGATTGCTGAGCTAGCCCGAGTTACACCATTGGAAAAAGCGTTGGGCCACGACGCGAGCGTGAAAGGCTCTCCTAAACTGCCTTTTGATGCTTCAAAGATTCAGTGGCAAGACCGTGAGAACGAGAAGGGCAAGTTCCAAATGAGCGAGGATTTCAACAGTCCAGACCATAAGGCGTTGTTGGCGTTTCTGAATGAGCATGTGCCCAGCAAGCGTGTCCAATCAGAAGGTTGGTTCTATTGGGTCTATCCGAATGGAAGCACGATTGGAAGGAAGGAAACGAAATATTTGAAGAAGGCAAAGTAATGACAGATAAAAAGAGTGAAGAGGAAAAGACTGTTCAGGCGTATTCACCCGGGTTTCTGACGAAAAACAAGAAAATAGTGTTTGAACAGATAGAACGTGAAACCTATGCCATGTATAACGTGGCTGACGGGGCGTTGATGGTTGCTGAGAGTGGGCCTCTATCGTTCTTTTACGACCGTCAAACTGAGATGCGATACACACCGTTGATCCACACGCCTTGGCCGCTCGCTAACCCAAAACTAGGTTTCACGCTGTTGGAAGAGCCTGACCTATGGAAAGAGGTTTGCACTTTCATTTACGAGCATGTGGACGTGTTAGAGCCAGAGCTGTATGATGTTCTGACGGCGTGGATCTTCACCACTTACATTCCTGAGGTTTGGATGGTTGTGCCTTACATCTTCGCTTTTGGTCCAGTGGCTACGGGAAAGACAAGGCTACTAGAGGCCCTACAGATTCTTGCGTACCGTGGAATAATCGGCTCTAACGTTTCGAGCGCGAGTCTCTTTCGCGGTTGTGAACAGTGGCATCCCACAGTGTTTCTGGACGAAACCGAGATTTACAGTCAGGTTGAACACGTGGAAATCATTGGTTTACTGAACGCCGGGTATAGGCGCGGGCAGTACGCTTGGAGAGTAAAGAACACTGAGCAGGGCTGTGAGTTAGAATTATTTGATGTGTTCGGTTTTAAAGCATTAGCTGGGACGGAGGGCCTAGCGAAAACGCTGGAGAGCCGCTCAATAATGGTGAGGATGATGAAGAACACTAGGCCCGTAAAGTTTCTGGTTGACCAGAAAAAAGCGGAGGAACTGCGTGGCAAGTTGCTGATGTGGCGCTTTCTGAAGTTGCATCAGGTCTTAGGAAACCATGAAGGATATGAAGGATATGAACCTTTTCAGGAGGTCCCTACCGCCCTAGATTTTGCGAATGGCAGGTTGATCGAACTGTTTCAGCCTTTGCTAGCTGTGGCGAATCAAGGGTATGAAAACATAGTGAAATACGCTAAAAAAGTCTATGAAATACGACAATTAGAGGAAGAGACAAGCGTGGAAGCCATGATTCTTAGCGCGCTCTTAGATTCAGAGGCTAAAGTAGAAGAGAAGGTTATTTTGACGGCTGATGTTAAGGAAACGCTTAACAAGAACATCTCTGAGAAGGAGCAGTTCAAAACATCATCTGTTGGAAGAATAATGCGCAGATTAGGCTTCCTGCCAAAACACACTATGAGAGGAAACGGCTGGCTCTGGGACGAAAGCAGAGTTAAACTTCTGAGTATGCGGTACCTACCACAAGGCACACCCTCCGAAGATCATTCATATCATTCATATCATTCAGCCATATCTTACGATTCACTAATCAAACTGGATCAGGTAGCGCCAAACGAGCCCGCTGAAAAATGTGAGTGTTGTGGAGAGTTTCCAGTAGCCTACACGTTCACCTATGACGGGCAGCAACTTAGGCGATGTAAGAACTGTATCGAGAAAATGCAGAGCAGAGGTCTCAAGTTTACAACTTTGAAGAAAGTGAATGATGACAAGTTAGAGCAAGCGCTGGGTCATAGGCCGCCGAAAGTGGAAGGTGAACAGCCATGACAGGCTCAATTCCTGAATATCAAAAGCAAATCAAAAGCAAGACATCCACAGATTTTCGAGTTAACGGCTTCAGCTTTTGGTATAGCTTCCCTTTGTGGCTGGAAAAAGTGAAGGAAGCAAAGCCAGAGGAGACCTGATTATTATGTGTCTTAAGAAACTGCGTTTGCTTCTCACACGGCCTAAACATGAAAACGCCGAACTGACGTTTTTGTTACAGGCAATAATCGGTCAAAGGCTCATTGGAGTATCGCAGGATAAGGATGGTACAATTCAGTTGCATTTTGACGACTGGGTAGTTTTTGTTAGAAATCCGTTTCCCAGCCCGATAATTGAGCGGGTCCCTCATGAAACTGGAGGATCTCGCTAGTGTTCAAGATTTACTACGAGCATGTAGGGGGTCCGTTTTAAGGCATGTGCGTCGCGATGGAAAAAGTTGAGATTTGCTGGCGCTGCAAGAAGCCCTGTAACCCTGTGATATATGCATACTCTAAACGAAAAGGAAAAACCCTTCCGATGTGCAAAAAATGCGCTGAGATTTGGCTTGAACATGGGAGAATGCCAAGATGATGGAGGAAATGTAAGTGGTTAGCCTAGGTGACGTGTACCCTTCATGTTTCATATTCGTTCATGGTGTAAACGAAAAGTGCTATCATAACATCATGTGGTTACGTAATGAGCGAACGGAGAAGGAGACGTGAAAAATGAGCCCAGTCAAGAAACCAAGGTTTGTTAGGAAAATAGGCTTCACTGATCGTGAACGACAGATACTTGAAGCGATCGCTATGTACCACAGGATTAACTCAGTTGCGAAAGTGCTGCGTATAAAACCAGCAACGGTGAGGACGACTTTGCACCGGATCCGCGTGCGATACGATATTTCTGTAAATTTTATTGAGGAATATCATAAGTGGAAAAAGGAAATGCCGAAGAGAAAATACTTGTGAGGGAAATTTGATGAGTGAGAAAGCTATTGCCATAATTCCGTTTACGTCTCTCCGACAGTGGGTGGACGAAGGCGGGCATAAACTTGATGGGAACATAACGTATTTGGTCGGCTCACCCTATCGTTATGATGTTGTGGAAAAATACAAGGATACGATCCTTCCTTACCTGAAATTTTTTAGCCGTCATCACACTGCCCTTGATTTGCGTTATAGCAGCGTTAAGTTTAAGGTTCCGTTTGATTCGCGGAAAAGCCTTGATATAGCGATGCACAATGGAATTGACGACTGCCAAATCCAAAGGTTGACACTTGAGTTTCTGGATAAAAAGCCACCGTACCTTCAATCTCTTGTCTTAAGCTTCACAACTAAACCTGTCCGGGCAACAAGTTCCGTTGGACAGTACGTTATACACAAAAGGATAGCCTTTTTAGACAAGTTTTACGGAAAAGAAATGGATAAAATTAAGCTTACGCAGCCTCGACATTTGGAACTCATTGTAGCTATGAAAAATGGGCGGAACTTGAACATTCAAGAGCAGACCAGCGAAGTTTTTCTCCGCGAAATACAGAAAAGAACTTTGAGCATTGTTTTAATTAAATCGCTCATCCCGTATGAGATTACAAGGTTTAGGGATGGACACATTCTCAACGGCGTTTTCTATAAAGGAGGTGAAATAGAAGAATGACGGAGAAGAATGAGGAAAGGAGCATTGAGGAAGAAATCATAGCTTCTTATCAGCAGAAGATGAGTACATCAGCCATAAAAAAAGAGTATGACATAAGCGCGTTTGAGTTATACTATATTTTAGGTAAACATAATATCCCGATAAGACAATGTTACCACAAGGTCGGAAACGACATAACGATCGTGTGTATTGATGGCGGACTGAGAATACCTAAGAATATCATAACAACTCTCGGACTTAAGCACTTCCAGAAAATAAAATTTGTTATTGTCGACAAACAAGATCTAACTTTGCAACTGCATGAAATAAAGTAGAGGACGCGTCAACTTTGAAGACTTGCCTTCGACGTTTGGGGCGAAACGGAAAGAGACATTAAGGAAGAGCCTCAGCAAGAGGATATACGGAATAGGGATTACGGATACTGTTAAGTTACCCAACATCTTTAAGTTGCTTGTGATGACCCTTTTTGGTATTTGATTGCTCCAAGAAAACTTAAAAGACGATTAACCTGTAGTCGTCATCATGGCTACTCATGAAAGACCACCTGACGACCTGAAAAGACCACTACACACTTATGTTTGCAATGCAAAGCATGACGAATACGCGAAAGTTTGTGAGCGTTTTTTAGGCAATTTTAGCAACCTTAAAGTTTGGCGAGTGCAATATCCCGATTCTAAAGTCTACACTTGTTGGTATGCTGGTTTTAATTACAGTTTTAATTATGAAGAAGAGCGTTATCTTCTAAATTTTGAGATTCGACCAAAAAATATCAAAATTGAATTTCGCCATCCTGAATTTTTGCCAAAGAACACATATGATGCCTTAAAAAACAATTTAGATTGGAAAACTCTGTTATTCACAGAATACCCTGAAAAATATCTTAAAGAACTAGTCAGTGTTTATCTAAATACTGTTAAATCTGTATTTGATAGCAACAGAGAGAAATTCCATAGATGGCATCCTAAGATATTCAAAAATTAAGACGGTACTGTTAAGTTACCCCAAGGTCGTAAACTTTAAGAACCAAGGGATACATTAGGTATTTGTGGCGCATGGAAGGGGATTTGAACCCGGATAATTTAAACCGAGATTTTCTCTAGTCAGACCCGTCATCCTTGTTAATCCGAAGTGAGAAATTTAAACGAGAATAGTCTCGTATCCCGGGCTACCATAAAACCCTAGTCAGACGACGTTCAAAACTCTCGGTTCAGTGGTGGTTGGGGTAAATTTTTATCCCAAACCCAAAGGTACCGTTTTATCCACACGTAACATAAGCGTTCTGGAAACGAAGGTGAATGGCAAGTTTTGTCAACAGAAAAAAAGAGAATGTTAAGCAGCGCCGAAGTTCGGTCGCAGAACTTGTCTTGGCGTTAAAGGCCTACAAGTGGTATAGGTTAGAGGCGCCTTATTTTTGGCTATTTCTTTTCCTCAGTTTTCTTTTCTTCTTCAGTTTTCTTTTCTACCTTCTTCTTTCTCCGGAATGACAATTAACCTCCCCTCCTGGGGCTCTTGACAGCTTGAAGTGAGCCTGTGTAAAGCCGCTGTGATTCAAGTGAGATATACGCATTTCTATCGCTAACCGCCTAAAGATTACGCTAAAGAAGTAATGAAAGCCAGCCTTGAAAGACTTGCACGCTTAATCAAAGTGTGCGAGTTTCTTCTGCAGACGAAGGTTTATCTTTTCTGGAAAGACTTGAATGTGTAAGCGGTTACAGCTTTCTGTGGCTTCTGACTGTGACTTTGAGTCCCACGCCCTTCTCCCGCTTCTTCATGTATCTCGTTTCAAGCTTCACTATTTCTATATCTTTTCTTCCATGTATATGCCTTAGGACGTCGAACTTTACGTTTCCGAGGGCTGTAAGCGTGGCTCTTTCACCCATTTGTAACCCTTTTTCAAGTTCATCCTTCCATCTACCGTCCTTAGCACATCTTATGTATAGACCTTGGCGATTTTCTTCCGTTGCCGTTAATTTTCGCTTTCCAATCAAAGGTTCATAGTGTTTACAAGTTTCATATTCGTGAGGTGCGTTACAGAATTTACCGAGTTCTCTGCACAGAGATTTTCTTTTAGACCTGTGTTTGCATTTCGCTTTTGCTTGATGCATCATGCTTGTGCCTCATCTTTGCAGGGCTGTCGATGGAATTGGTTAGGCTCAACCAGCTTGTTTAAAAGAAGAAGCTTTCCACATTTAGCCTTTTCACCATATAATTTCGCCGTTCCATTCTTTATCCCGTAGCGCGCATGCTTGTTCCTAAATTGGTCTAAAATGGTTTTTATTCACCTTTTATGATTTGGAGACAGTTTTGGACTTCGCATTTGTTCATGAATCCCTTGCGGCAACCAGCCTTCTCGAACCCGCAGAAGTTTGCAGAACGGAATTAAAACCATTTTTAACCATTTATTTAACTCCCCCGCGCGCATATGATAACTAGCAATCAAAAACGTTAACAGCATCGGCATAACAAGAATGGAAATGATCATCGGCAAAGTGGTGAGGTTCCAAACCAGACAGCATAACTAAGAATCAATGTCGGTAGAAGCCAGTTCTTAGTCATGCTATGCTGTGCCTCACCACGCCGACTATGGAACTAGTTAATACTGCTTCACCATTTAAAAGTCTGTTTCCCCAAAAACATATTTGGCGAAAAGGAAAGAATAGATATGAGCCACTCTCAAACAAGATGTAAAGGTTGAACAATGCCTCAAGAATCAATTTCGCACATTAATCATGCTTTGGTTCCCAAAACGCATCCACCAATATACATGATACATAAGTATTGGGCGCGAAAGCCACACAATGTAGTGGAGGAATACATTAAACATTATAGTCAGCCATCGGACATAGTTCTTGATCCTTTTTGCGGAAGTGGCGTGACTGTAATTGAGGCAATAAGAAACGGAAGGCTCGCTATCGGTTTCGATTTAGATCCAGTGTCCGTCATGCTTATGGAATCTTCACTCGAGGAAATTGACCTAGATGAACTTGATGAAGTTTTCAACAGAGTTCTGGCTGATGCTGAGGACGAAATTAACGATCTCTACAAAACGAAATGCCCAAAGTGCGGCAATACACACGCAGTAATCAGATATGCAGTTTGGAGCAACGTAGTCATCTGCCCAGAATGCCGAAAGAAAGTCATTATGGCAGAAGCAAAAAGGCCACATGGGAAGAAACAGAACATCTACAAGTGTCCACATTGCAAAGAGGAATTTAGCTATGCGAATGTACCAATAATAGGCGAGACTCCCATTTCTGTCACGATTGACTGTGAAAAGTGCCATTCTACGCGTCGAATCGTCAATCCCAAACTTGATACGCCAAAAGTCGATTTGAGTAGAATCTGGTATCCTAAACTCAAGTTTTCCTACAATGGCGATAAGCCATTTGCGACGAAAAGACGAGCTTCCACAATCGAGGAGCTTTATACTCCAAGGAATCTTTACGCACTTGCCATTCTATTCAAAGCAATATCGGATGTTCCTGAACCGATGTGCAAGTTTCTTAGACTCACTTTTTCATCAATGGTTCCGCAAGCCAGCAAAATGATGATAGTGACCGAAACCCAAGGGCCAGGATGGAAAATGCCTGAATATCTTGTTTGGGCAGTTCATTGCGAATTTAATGTTTGGTCGCGTTTTCTCAATCGCTATAAGTCCTTGAAACGTGGTTTGGAAGACAGAAAAGAGACAATGCCAAAAAGTCAAGTAGTAAAGGATTTTGATTCTCTTGTGTCTGGCAAAGGCAATGCGTTTGTGGAAATGCAAAACGCGCTTGAAATTACGGGAAAGCTTCCACCAGACTCTATTGATTATGTTTTTACAGATCCACCTTACGGTGGTTCAATACAGTATTACGAATTAGACATACTTAGAGCAGCTTGGTTCTACGATAAAGATGAACTTGAGCAATGGTGGAGAGAGGAAATTACTGTAAACACTAGAGGTCAAGGGAAGGATTTTGATTATTACCACAAAATGCTGTCAGCATCTTTTGCTCAGGTATATCGGGTTCTGAAGCCAGACCACTATCTAACTGTCACATTTCACAGTACGGATATCGATGTTTGGAACTCGATCATAATAGCAGTTCGTTTAGCAGGGTTTGAACTAGAAAAAATCGTATATCAACCACCCGCAAAAGCTTCAGCAAGAGCGATGTTGCAGCCTTATGGAAGTGCCATTGGCGATTACTATATCAGGTTCAGGAAGCCGAGGCATAGAAAAGAAATCACGGAAGAACAGGCTAGCCGAGACAAGTATGCTAGAGTGGTTATTGAGACTACCAAGAGAATAATAGCTGAACGTGGAGAACCTACGCCCTTTACATTTATTCTAAACGGCATCATACCCGAATTGGACAAGCAAGGCGTTTTCTTTGTGGATAGAAGAGGGTCTAGAGGTATAGAGGAAGTTCTCAAGAATAGACTCAACATCGACTTTGTGCTTAAACCAATTCTCGGTAAGAGTGGAAAAGAAGCTGGTGTTGGATGGTGGTTTAAAGACCCTGGCACAATACCGTACTTGGAAAGCACTCCTCTTCGTGAACGAGTAGAAAAGCTTGTTATAAACATCCTAAATAACAAAGTTATAGTCACTTTTGATGATGTACTCCAAGAAGTTTTCATCAAGTTCCCAAATGCACTTACACCAAATACACAGAGTGTTAGAGAGGTTTTAGAGGAATATGCGACTAAAACGCGTGATAAGAAATGGATGCTTAAGCCAAAGTACAAAATGAGAGTCAAAGAACATGACATTATAGTGAAGAATCTTGCAGAATTGGGCAAGCATCAGGGGTATGAAGTGCATGCGGATATTGATGGTTACAGACAAGCTTCTTTTCCGTTTCAAGCAATCAATCAGAATCGACTCAAAAAAATTGATGTGATCTTTTATTCAAAGAATGATGCAAATGCTATATTCGAGGTCGAAAACACAACGGGAATATCAGAAGCAATAATCAGAGGTAGCAACATCCCTAATCAAAATTTGTTACGCGTGATTGTTATACCAGATGAGCGAAAACACTTTCTAAAATCTAGGTTACGTGAACCCATTCTGAAAGAAGAAATAGCAAAATACAATTGGTATATGATAACCTACGATGAACTAAGCGATTTTCTGAACGAGAAACCTTCCAAACAAACTATTGAAGCATTAGCCAACAGATTAGTTCGACTGAGTGACTTCAAACTTCAGGATCAAAGTTCCATGCAGAAATTTCTTAGCTAAAAAATGTTATGTCCTTTAACTTAACAGTATCTGTTAGTACCCTTTCTGTCTCGGTCTTTTTCCTGATTATAGTTAAAGACATAGTTGATTGGACTGTTGTGGCAGGAACTTTTGTATCCAGCTTTTGGCGAAGCTTACTCTAGTGGACAGTTGCCTGTAAGTCTTCTCTATTATCGTTCGAAACTCGGTTTCTGTTCTGAAAGCTGCTGTGGATATTTCGCGTTTTAGGCATCTCCAGACTTGCTCGATGGGGTTCAAGTCTGGTGAATAAGGCGGCAGATAAGTTAAGCGTATATCCAGCTTCTGAGCCTTCAGTCTTGTTGCTTCTGATCTGTGAGAGCGAAAATTGTCAAGGATCAAAACAATGTTCTCGTCTGGGTTGTTTGCTCTAACCTCTTCTAGGAAAGTGCAGACACTCTCTTTCTTCGAGTTTTCCATAAAGCTAATGACGCTTCTGCCATCTGGAGCGTAAAACCCAAAAGTGTTAGCCCGATAATGCGTGGTATCCTTTATGATGACGGATTTGCCAAACGACCACACCCTCTGGGTGTTAGCGCAGGTTTGAGGGCTGCACTCATCCATGAAGCCCAGCAGAACGTTCTTTTCAGCTTCCAAGTCTTCCAAGCCCTCCAAAGAGGTTTCCACCGCGCTCTTGAGTTTAGTCTCGGCGTCTTTTGGCCTTCGGTAATCCCTCGGGTAGGGCTTAGCGTACCTCATGCCAAGCTGCCTAAGAATCCTGCTTACGCTTCTAAGGGAGTAAGTGACGCCGAACTTTGCCTCGATTTGGCCTTTTACCTCTCTTGTCGTCCAGTACCCTTGCTTTTGGAGCATTTGTTTTAGTTCTTCTTGTTTCTCGCGGGACAACTTTGGGGCTTTGCCTTCTCTGGGCGTAGGCTTCAAAGCAACTAGGCCGCCCTTGTTCCACCGCTTCAGCCACAAGTAACCCGTTGCCCTACACCTTCCAAGCTTCCTAACCGCAGTCTCCACAGCCTCGCCAGCGTAAAGACTTCGGATGAAAATCAGCCTCACCGCAAACCTCTTGCTCTCCTCATGCCTGATCAAGTCTTCCAACCCCGCTTCAGAAATATGCTTCACCAACAAAAACAATTCACCTCCTCCACAAAACAAAAAGAAACAACAGTCTAATTAACATTGACGTAAACTATAATTCGAAGTGATTTAAATATGGGTTATGCGAAGTATTTAATTTGTAAAGAGGTGATGCCGTGATAGGATTGAGATGGACATTATGCCTCTGCATTGGCGTAATCCTAATCATTGCAGGTGTTTCTCTCTTGATATTCACTCCTCACACAAATGTTGTTACTGTTGGAGTAGATGTTAACCAAGGTCTTTCGTTTCAAGCAAGCATAACAACTAGTGTTAGTATTACTGTCGAAAGAGCGAATTCAACAGAAACCTCGAATTCTACAGTAACGAACTCTACACTACCGTAAAACTATGGAGCGAAAGTATCTTGGCAAGGGATTACGCAAAAATCGGCTGTATTGTTGCAATAATCGCATTGGCATTAGCATTAATAGCTTCTATTCCCGTTCTTTACAACTTCTTTAATCCAATAAGAGCGGAACTTACCATATCAGTTGATTCTATCAGCTTTAGCTTCACCGACAGCACAACCGCTTCTATAAGTGTCCCTGTCAGAGTAATAAACTACAGTCCAAAGGAAGCACGCATCAAGGATTGGAGTCTTGTACTGAACTTCAACGGTACGTCATTTCAATTCCCGAACCAGAATTGTACTCATGGACTGACCGACCTTTTTCCTGTACAACAAACGGAATTTGTATATTCCTATGATATAAGTAACAACAGTTCACTTTCTAACAGACTAACGAGCGGGGTCTTCACTATCTCATTTATAGATGAGCTAGGAACTCTGCAACAACAATTCGAGTTTTATAGAGGATAGTAATTCGGGCAAGGGAGTTCTTCCTTTTTTTTCTGTCTAAGAACGATTAAACTGATTCACTTTACTACGGATATTTGTTGTGTAAAACCATTTTTAACCATTTTCGGAACAAACATGCGCGCTATTTGTCATGGGTAGAAAGTAGGATATTGTTAAGTTGTTTGTGATGGAGGTTCCTGTTTCTTTCTCTTGCTCGTAGAATGCCATCTGAGGAGAAGGAATCCTATGAAGAAGAAAGGAAGGGAAAATACTATGATGATGTTTCGAAATGTTGTTCCAGCGTTCAGTTCAAAATAGAAGGCTAATCCAACTACGAGAACAAGCGAACCGATTAATATTAAGATAATACCACGCCTAAGAAAGTTAATCTTTCCTATTGCACGCTCCATAATCAGCAGTCATACGTTTTACAGATAAATCTTCTTCGTCATGAACATCTATGTCTCACCACTTAATCAAAACCAGAATAAAATGTAAACCATCACAAATAACTTAACAGTATCGAACCATCAAAAAGTTAAGAAGGCAGAAGTTGGTTGCAGATGCGGTAGTGCTGTAGGAACGTGCGTCCTTTCTCCGTGATACTTAGTCGAGCATGCCTCTTTCCTGTTTTCTGCACTTCCATGAGACCATTTTGTAAGAAGATTTCTACGTAAGAATAGTTGATGCCTACTCTGCCAGAGAGTCTACTCGGCGCGATATTAGGCGCTTTAATAATTTCTTCCAGAACCGCAGCAGCCAAGTCTTTTCTGTTTCGTGGCATCGCATAAAACTATTGAACTCTAGCATATATTAGGATTCTTGATGCTCGTTCAGTATCGGCGAGCAATAACGTTCTTTTCGCTGTTCAGCTTCATATCCAAGTTGTTTATTCGTTTCGTTTCAGTCTCATCGCCTTTGAGTGATGCTAGCAGTTAGCATTTTTCAAGTTCTGGAGTGTAGAGTCTTGCATAGGAGAAAAAAAGGTGTTAGTTTACAGAAGATGCTGATTCGTGCTTTGATTTTCAACAGCAGCTTTCATGATGCGCAGCGGTGCGAGACGGTATGTCGAATGTCACGCGTAGATATTCTTGCGTTGCTGACTGGGCCTGTTGAAGTCGGCGATGTGCCTGACGTGGAGAAGGGCGAGGTTCTCGTTGACAGTCGTGGCCAAGGAAGTTTTCAACGTTAGAGGGGGAGGGGTAGGCGCATTTTGCGGGGTCGTTTGACTGTTAAAATGAGGGTATCCCGTCGAGTCGCCAAAATACGGAGGACTGTCAATGTTGACACGCAGCAGCTGCGTAAGAAGACTGTGAGGATGCTTGAGGACATTTTCAAGATTGCCGCTGATTATGCACGTGGCAAAGTTGACCGTGTAACTGATGAGGATGGAAAGGCGAGGGAGCTCACTATTCCTGAGAGGCAGTTCTGGGCTCGCATTGCTGCGTACACTGCACAGATTATCAACACTATTGCCAGGGGGATTGATGAGCGCCAAATAGACCAGGACCTAGACAAGCTGGAGGTTATGCTTCATAAAGGGACGCCAAAAAACGAGGCTGAACAACCTGGAGAAGAAGCTTCAGGAAAGCTCAGCAGCTGAGCCTGCTGCTGTAAGCGTTAACTTGCCTCAGGATCCAGTGGAGTTTGTCAGGCTGCTTTTTCGTTTCATCTGTACAGTTTATCAAGCTGCGCTGCTTGAGGACAAGAGTAAGCGTATCGTCGTGCGTTGGAGTCGACAAGCAGGTAAAACAACTTGTATAGCGCTGCGGGCTATCTGGTTTGCCCTTACTCATCCGAAGACGTTGACGTTGATTGTGGCGCCGACATTACGGCAGTCCATGATCATGTCAGATCGGATTCAGGACTTTTTAATGAGTCTGCCGAAAGAAGATCTGGACACACACATAGACCGGCAGACACTTATTGATAAACTTCAGCGCACTACTATGCGATTCAAGAATGGCAGTCGGATTGTAGCGTTGCCTAACAGTCCACAGCTGCTCAGAGGATACACGGCGAACCAGGTGATCGCGGATGAGGCCGGGTTTTTCCGTGAAGATGACCTAGTCTTTTACAATGTGCTGTATCCGATGCTAAGCACGACTGATGGGACGTTAATCGCCTCGAGCACTCCCTGGAGCAAGGACAGCGTCTTCTACAGGATGTGTCAGAACCAGAAGTTCAGCAAACATATTACCACGTATGAAGGCGTCGTGAAGGCGGGCCTGATCAAGCAGAGTTTTATTGACGAGATGCAGGCTCAGCTTCCACATGAGCGTTTTCAGCGGGAGTTCATGGCGGAGTTTGTTGAGGATGTCGACGCGTGGCTGACGCAAGACCTGATCGTGCAGTGTATTGACAGCCAACTATTGCCCTATGATTTTATGGATGTGTCGAAGGGCGAATTTTATGTTGGCGTTGACTTTGGAAAGGAACAAGACTTCAGCGTAGTGCTTGTTGCCGAGAAGGTTGGCAATGTGCTGCGCGTCGTTCATGTTCATCGGTTCCCACTCAAAACCGAATATGCTTCGGTTATTGGCTATACGAAAAGCTTGCAGGATCGCTGGCAGACTGTGAGAGCTATCTACGCAGACATTACCGGCGTTGGAAACTATATTGTTGAAGATATGGTGCGCAGTGGGATCCAGGGCGTTATGGGCGTAACTTTCACGGTTCAGTCGAAAGAAGAGATGGCTACGATCCTGCGTGAGAAAATGCGCATGGGAGAAGTGCAGATTCCCTATATTCCCGCTAACAAACTTCAAGACGTTGATTTGACTGCAGAATTGAACATTGAAAAGTATGAATTAATGAAGACGGGGCATCTCAGGTTCAGTCATCCTGAGGGCGGCCATGACGACGTGTTCTGGAGCACTGCTCTAGCAGTGTATGCAGCTGTTCAGTCGCCGTTGCCTGGTAAGGGCGCGGTTATGCTTCCACATTAGAAGGAATGAACTGTGACTTTTGAACAGAGGTATCACATTCGCCGAAAGAGGAAGAAAAAAAGAGAATAAGAAGGCTAGAGAATGGAAGAGGAAATCTTCAAAGCTTCAGCTAAAGACAGGCTTGTGAAAGTTGTCGGCATAAAGCTTGGCTGCAACTTGGAAGACCTGCGTATCTACGTTAACGGTGTGGACATCACGAAGAACTTTGTCCTCGAAGAAGTCCGCATAGTTACTGAGAGCAAGCCTGCAGAAGTTGGGGTTATCATAACGGGACCTGAGAAGAAGGCTGAATAAACTTGCCGTGGACGAGCGAGAAAGAGAAGCAGGGCCTCATAGCGCAGCGGGAAGTGCCGCCTGAGGTTAGCAAGCGCCAGATCGTAGAAGAAATCCCTGTTACTTGGACTAAAGACGTGAACCTCTGGGGCTACGTCAACCGCTACATACTTAAAGGCTCGGGCATCGGCTTCGTCACGCCGCCATACATGGCGTATTTTGAGAGAATTTGGGGTGCAACCCCTGTTGAGGATCTTGGGAAATATAAGGATCTTTACACTTTTACGCCGTTCATCAAAGCAAGCATCGATGTCACGGTTAATTTGACTGTCAGCAACGGGTTCGAGCTTCAGGGCGGAGATGACGCCGTTCGTGAATGGCTTGAGAACTGGCTTGATGAGCATAACATCCTGCAAACTTTACGGATTTCAAGTGCGGATGAACTTATTTTTGGTAACGCTTACTTGGAAATCTGCAGGGAAGAGGGCATGCCCCCCGAACAGTGGAACCTTAAGCCGCTAGACCCGGTGCACATGAGGGTCCGTAGAAATGAGTACGGATCTGTGTTTGGCTATCTGCAATTGCTAACCTTCCCGCCCGTAGTGTTTGAAGCTAGAGACATTGTCCACTTCCGTTTTGGCGCCAAAAGCTGGTGGTACGAATTTTCCTACGGCACAAGCCTCCTCAGGCCTTTACTTCTTGTTCAAGCATTGATAGATGATTTCCAAACAGAAATGGCAACCCTGATGAAAATTTATACGAAACCAATGCTCATTGTCCAATGCGGCACACCCGAACGTCCATTTTCGGACCCGCAACTGGCAGGAGTCGTGCAGGCTTTCCAAAGCAGAGGCCCAGCAACAGACGTGTTCGTTCGTGGCGACGTGAACGTTCAATCAATCCAAAGCATGACAAGACAAATTAATGTCGAATGGTGGCTAAAATATCTCCATGTGCAACGCATCGCAGTACTAGGAGTTCCAAAACTTTTCTTGGGTGAAACAGAGGGCATAAACAGAGCAACAGCCGACGTCGTAATGCAGGAATATGTCACGCGGATCAGAATGAACCAGGAAGCAATTGCAGACACGTTGGAAACTGTCCTCTTCAAGCAGCTCGTTGAAGCAAAATTCGGCGAAGGCGTTGAAGTTCCCGAGGTTAAATGGCGCCCAGTCTGGGAACCGACATTAGACTTAAAAGAGAAGTATCTCGGCGACATGGTTGACAAGGGCATAATCACAACGAAAGAAGCAAGAGCACCGCTTGGATTCCCAGAGGACGTACCAACGCAACAGCAGGAAGGCATACTTGAAAACGGAGAGCAAAGCGCAAGTTCAGCAGTGCAAGTTAGCGCTGGAACAGCTTCCATCGTCAAAGCGAATGGAAAGCGATGGTTAATTGCAGAGGCTAAGTGACACCTTTGAAGCTTTCCAAGCCTTTCAAGCTGCAATAGTTGACCCGCGGGTCAAGTATTCTGTTTGGCGCTTCCACGTCGTTAGCGATACTCGGCTATGCGACGATTGCGAAAAGTTCGGCGGGGATCTTTACGAACTAGCTGATCCTGATGACCTTTATGGCATGTTTGAATATGGCGAATTTCTTGATGATGAGACTTTTGCGCCGACCGTTCACCCAAACTGCCGCTGCATTGTCGTGAAGGAAGAGGAAGTTTATTATGAAGAGACCGAGTAGGTGGTGGCCTCGCATGGGCTGCACTAGCCTTTGCGGTTACACGAATGAGATGCACAGGCCCCACTTAAGCTGTCTATTCTGTCGTGTAAGACGGTTTTTCTACGGTAAGATGGACACGAAACAGTATCATTACAACAGGCTCATGCGCATCGTGATGCCACGAGACCAGACAACCTACATCCTCTTCATCGATAACAAACGGAAACATGAAGGAATAAAAAGGCCAATTTTGAAGTGGTGGCTCACGATAGCTGAATGGTTAGCGAATTGATAGTGATTTAGATATGCCCGGTTTGGAAGAAAGCGTTACGGTCTGGCGTTACCGAGTGGCGGATCCTACTAAGTTTGAGAAATTTCGAGTAAAAGAAATCACCAAAGGCGTCAAAATCACCTTGGGCAAGGTTAAGGGTTCGGACCGCTGGGAAATTCAGAACTACATGTTTGACAAGGAACAATTCAAAACTCACGAGCAGGTCCGTAAATGGCTTGACGGACACCTCAAAGCCAAGATTCACACGCTCTTAGACTTTAAAGCATGGGATGAATGGCGGCGGCGTTTCACGAATGCTTACGTGGAAATCTCAGAAGTTTCATAGTCATGAAAATGACGAAAAAAAGGAGTGAAATAAAAATTGAGTTTTCAAGCAAAAGAATGGGGCACAAAATACATAAACGACCTCAAAGACAGCGCTTTCGCCTTTATCGTTAAAGGCGAGAAAGACGAATCTGGCAAAACGGTTCCACGGACAAACCGTAATTTGCCGCATCATAAAACGAACGGCGATGTTGATTTGCCTCATCTACGCAACGCCATGTCTCGTGTGACTCACACAAGCCTAAGCAAGCAACAGCAGAAGGAAGCCCATGACCATCTTCTCCGACATTATAAGCAGCTTGGTATGGAGCATCCGAAGTGCAGTGTTCCCGGCTGCCAAGGTTATGAGCCAAGCAGCAAGAAGAGCATGCTCGAAGACAATCAAGCATTCAGAGCATTTCAATATGCTGTTTATCGGGAGTTGGTGAAGAATGCAACTTAGCTACTTTATTCCGTTCAAGGCGCAAGACGGCATCAACGCCGAGATGGCTCTCAGGGAGAAGCTCATCAACATCGAAGGCGAAGCCATGGATACAAGCGTTAACCAAAATAAATGGCAAGTACCCGCTGAAGACTTGGACTTTTTCGTAGAAACTTTGCAGAACGCCCAACTTCGTGTTGACCATGCTGAAAGCGCCTTAGCTGTGATTGGAAAAGTCTCACTCGCGCAGCGTATAGGCGATAAAGTTCTTTTCCGCGCAGAAGTAGGCGACACAGCAATGATTGAGAAGATTCTGCGAAACTATGTGAGTCACGTAAGCGCTCAAGTCGACAGTGACGATGTTGAATGCAGTAAATGCAAACGTCCAACCCGTAAAGAGGGCATGCTCGTGCATCTATGTCCCGGAGCATGGGAGATCGTCCATAAACCAAAAGTCCGAGAATTAAGCATTGTTGCGAGCCCAGCTTACAAAGAGACGCAATTTCATCCTGTGGGCTTCGCGGCAGCTATGAATGAAGGCCAGTGGGAGGCTATAGTGAAAAGACAGGATGAAACAAGCACGATAATTCAAACTCTTACAAATTCAAAGTTACTGGAAGGTAACAAAGATGTGGGTTCTAAGGGAAACCTGCAAGAACCTGAAAACAAAAATTTGAACGCACAGGAGGTGAAGCTCTTGTCTGAACATAACGCTCAGCAAGCAGCTTCTCCACAGAAAGCACAAGGCGTAGTAAACGTCGCACCCGGCGAAAGCGCACCAAAACAAGTAACATATGAAGAGCTCATGAACCAATTGACAACCCTTCAAAACAAGATAAGCTCAGCTGAAGATGCTGACATGGACGCGATGCAGAAGAGAGTCTCGGACCTTGAAGCAGAAGTCGCGAAGAGAGCAAGCAAGAAGCTGCTTACGAAGAAAATAAGCGACCTTCAACAGAAACTTAAGCAAGCGCAAGAAGAAGGCGAGGAAGAAGGAGCTGCGAAAGGCGACAGCGGCATAGGCGCAGAAGAAGAGGCTGAAGCAATCAAGAAAGCCTCAAGCCTAGTGATTCCCACAGGTAAAGGAATCGTAGGCGCACTAGCTCCCGACGAGCTTAACAAAGACGCACTCGGCGACTTCGACTGGTTCAAAGACATCCTGAAGGCGCGAAGCACGCTTACCGGAATGAAGTAAGGTGACTATGTTTGTCTAGTTCATTTCCACTTGAAGGCCTAACTCCACTCATAGCAGATCGTTTTCTCAACACGTATATTGCTGGCGAAGACCTCTTAACAATAGGCTTAGTCGTTGAGCTCACAGGCGACTGGACAGTTAAAAGATGCAACACTATGAACAGCACGAAAGTCGTGGGCTTAAACTTGACAATAGCTAAGAACGGTCAGAAAGTTACGGTTGTTGCAAGAGGAATCGCGAGAGCAATAGCTTATGGCAACATCGTAGCGGGAGACCAAGTTATATCAGCAAGCGCGGGATCTGGAATCGGAATGATCCAAACAGACAACACCTCTAAAAATACAACGGTGCTCGGACAAGCTATAGCAGGCGCAGTAAGCGGCGGCACAGCAATCATTATCCTTTGGTAAAAGGTGAATTGAAATGAGTTTCGTACGAGATGCACTAGCATGGATTGACAGCGGTGCAGTACAATATCCAGCGCTACATAAGCACATCATCGAGTTAGAATAGGTGTGTACATACCTATTCCTCGAGAACGATGCCGGCGCTGGTTGTAAAACGACTTTTGCCAGAATTTCCGTTGGTGGCTGGCAAGACAGCAACATTTGTGAAAGAGGCAGGCTCCAGAAGTGTTGGCATAAGCGAAACCAGCGAAGGCGCAGAACTACTTATGGACTACACACCGCTTAGCACAGTGACGGTTACACCTTACAAAAAAGGCCAAAAAGCACGCATTTCCAGAGAAAACATCGAAGACCTCTACATCCCCGTCATCGAACAGCAGCTCCGACGTCTGGCCAGGCGCGTTGCCTACCAGATCGACCTTGACTGCATGACGGTCATCGCAAGCGCAGCTGGTTACTCATCTGCAGGGTCGGGTAAAAGCTTAGGTGCAACTGGTACAGAATTTACCGTCACAGGCGGAATCGGCACAAAGGACATTGTGGCAGCAGATGCTTACATAGCAAGCAAGAACTTTGTCGCTGATTCCTTGATTTGCAATCCCATAAACGGACGAGATCTCAAATATTTGCCCCAGTTTAGTTTAGCAAGTCAATATGGAGACCCAGTAATACAAACAGGTGCCATTGGCAAAGTTTACGGCCTCGACTTATTCGTCTCTAACGTTTGCTCCGCAGGCTCAGCATACGTCATAAGCACAGGACAAAACCTGTCAGCAAGCTACGCTCCCCTCGGATTTTTCGTAATCAAACGACCTTTGATGACGGATGTTGACCCGAAGAAAGAGTTTGACAGCGTCGACATAAGTCTGACCACAAGATACGCGCCAGTCGTGCTGAATGGAGAATGCGTCGCTCAAATTACTAACTTGGCTACAGCTTAAACAGTATGACGCAATAAATATTAACTTCCCCCTTTTTGGAGTAATAGCAAAATCTTATATCGGGCTACCTATTATCTTCAATAGGTGATTAAAACGGCTATTGAGGATAAGGGGGTTAAAATAGAAAAACTCGATTACGGAGTTATAGTCCGTGACGAAAAAGGAAGGATCGCCAAAGGAACAAATTTGTCCTTTTGGAAAGGCAAAAAGTTTTCGGTTGAGCATAGAAAAAAGCTTTCGGAAACCCAAAAAGTCGTTTCGTTAACACGCAAACCAAGAGTAATCGACAGCGATACCAAGAAGCGCAGAAGCATGGAACAATCGGAGTATATGAAGAAACGCTGGGCCGACCCCAAATATCGGCAGAACCTGACGCTTAAACTACAAAATTGGTCAGGGGAAAATCACGATTTATTGGTAAAGCAGAAATGCGAGGCGCTTCAAGCTCAAGGATTCAGATGTGTGCCGATCGGTTTAATATCTTGTCCAAGGCCTGATATCATCGCAATCAAGGACGGCAAAGTGGTCGCTGTGGAGATAGAACGTCGTAATAAGTCCCTAAGTAAATATGAGGGCATAGCTTGGTATGATGACGTTATCTGGGATATGCATAGAATTAATAATCGCGAACCATGGTACCCTTGAATGCGTTGCACAAATTACGGGATTAGCAACAACTTAAACTCGATAAACCCTACTTTCTTATTTCCCCATTTTTTCAAATTTCATAATCAACCCGAAACTTTCAGAGGGGCTCTCCTTTCTCCTTAACGGAGGTTTACCCGGGTAAACTTTCAGAATTTCAGCAAACCCTCTCTGGAAGCGGGAAATAACAGAAAATCATGATTCGGTGATAAAATGGCAGCAGTGTTTGTTACGGTTTTGGATGTGCAGGCTCAGCTGAACGCTACGTATGATGCTGCAGCGCGTGTCTACAGTGTCTACGGGCTTAACATTCAAGAAGCGAGCCTGCAGGCGCATGTGGATTACGCGAACACTTACATTAGCGCGTTCTTCACAACGGACCTTGCAGTTTCTGACCCGCGGTATTCAGCTGCGAAGCTTGCGGCTTTAGACGTTGCCTGCATTCGCGCTCTCGTGATTGCCACCGGCGGTAGTTTAGTGGGCGCCTACGATTATTTCTTGGGCGACCTGCGAGTTTCGAGGGCTGGGCCTTTCGCAACTGCGATTAAGAGCACGATTGAAGGTTTTAAGGAAGACTTGCTTAGGCAAGTAACGAATGTGTCAACGCCTGTGAAAACGGGAGACGTACAAGAAGCTGGTAAAGTGCCCACATATCGTGGTGGGGGGGTCTCACCGTGACTCCTTTACCAAGTGAAGTTCAGGCTTCAAGCGCTGGAACGGCACTTATCGACTTGAGCGTTCCAACGAATCCGAAGGGTAATACTCTTTGGACAAACAACTTGATCGTTGCAAGGGTGAACGGCTTAAAAGTCGTCATAACAAGCGAACAACTTCAACAATATTTCGACAACGGGTATGACGTAATAGTCGTAACGCCCGGCACGGAGAGTGGTTAACGATTGCTGAAGTTAAAGTATTAGAAGATTGGGGTCGAGAGGCAGAGTTACGTAAAAAGTGGATGCAAATGTGGGAGCGGCTTGGAGTTCGCATCTTGAAGTTTCCAAAGTGGATGCAGGTAATCATTTTGGAAGACGTGAACACGGCGATTGAGAATCGCGTAGCAACTATGGAGATGATCCGCAATGCGAAAACAAGAAGATAAAGTTTCTGAATGTTTTTGGGGAGCGTATTGTGGTCACGCAATTTTGACGGATAGAATTAGCGTTTACCGTTGTCCGTTCTTAGGTTCCTGCTTCAAAAGAGTCGAAGTGAAAAAGGATGAGCAAAGTTCTCGGTGAAACTGAATGGTTACGCAGGATAACGCGGCAATAATTTCTGGCGTTCTGCATGACAATTGGACGTTAACAGGCCCAGCAGTTGGAGACGTTCTTTGGGCAACCTCACGTGTAGACGCTGCTGCATTTTTGAGTAGCGGCAAAAACTATGCTGTCGGCTGCTACAACCCTACCAGCCCAACGCAAGTAGCGCCTTTAAGCCGTGAAGTTTGGCAGCAGATCGAGCGGGTTATGGTTGACGTTTACGTGAAGGTGACGACTACACCCGCCGGAGCAGCAGACATCCGTGAAAGCATGAGGCTCCAGATATACCTGATTTTACATAGTCAAGAGTTCAAAGTTTCAGGCATTAAGGACTTGTACATTGAAAGGGAAAGCAGCAAGGTTGAAGGTCCTGACCTTGTGAGGTTAACGCTTCAGGTAGCTTGCGTCAGCTTTCATGTTCAACAGTGATTCTTGATGAGCGTTAAAATGGAGGTAGACGTTGAATACGCGAGGGAACTGGCTGCCAGCCTACGCGAAAACTTTTCTGAAGCGCTTACCAGAGGCGTGCAGGACGCTGTGATGGTTGTCGGTGAGCGGATGGCGAATGATGCACGGCAATTCTGTCCTGTCCGCACGGGCTACCTTCAAAGCTCAATTGCGCTGGATCAGCCGGGCGCGGCTAAATGGGTGTTTTACCTTTTTGCACGCGCACCCTACAGCGTTTATGTGGAGTATGGAACGAAGAGGATTGCTGCAAGATTGTTCATGACTCGCGCAGTTGAGCTTCACACGCCTGAAATGTGGGAGGAAGTTGAAAACGCAGTTGCAAGAGCGATCAGAGATACTTTCCATTAGGGGGTCGCGGCATGCATAAGGAGCTTAAGTTATGTTTAACAAAGAAATTCGTGAATTTTGCCGTGAGAATTTTGGGTAGGCTTGTTCCAGAGGCGAAAGCAACTTACCCGCAGACATTGATGACTGACAACATGTTCAAGCGGCTGGTTAAAGCTTACCAGATTGAGGCGTATGCTGGCCGCTTCGACGACATACCATACAAGCAGCTTCCAGAATTGAAGGACAAAAACTTCATGAGGTTCCTGATTTTCTCTCGGAAAATTCTGGTTTACCTTGGCGAGAACGACCGTTACTACCGCATGTGGCTCGGCTACGCGTTGCTGCTTGCAGAAGACGAGGTTAAAGCTGAACTTGAAAGGCTCAGCATGGAAGATTTCCTCACGTTAACTGAAGCTCAATGGGAGTTTAACATGCAGGATGCGTTTCCAAAAGAATATTTTATGACTCATAAAAGAGATCTCCTCAACATTCTCTTAGCTAACTTCCTCACAAACTTGGCATAGTCACGAAAGAGAGTCAAACATGTTTTGCTCTCCGTGAACGCAACAAAAATTTGAAAGAGGTGAAAACACATGAGTCTTCCATTGATTGGCCGTAACGCCATCATCCAGATGGGTGCAACAACGATAGGCTTCGCCACGGGTGTCACGAGCAACATAAGCGTTGACTTGATCAAAGAGTATGCTATGGGCAGTGACAAGGCGCAGGTTCTCAGTGCTGGAAACAAAAGTTTCAAGGTTAGCTGTGACAAAATGTACATTGACAACACGTACGCGTCGCAGGTTCTAGGCGGTACAGCCGTAGACTTCGTAATCGCTCCTGCAGGCACGACTACGGGCAAACCGAAAATCACCATTAAAAACGTGGTGCTGACGGTTTGGGATTACAAGGCAGACCAGAAAGGCATCGTCAGCGAGAAGGTAAGCGGCGAAGGAAACGACTTCCAAGTTGGAACATTCTAAGTTTCCCTCTTTTTTCTTTTACACCCTTTTTATGGGTGCAGCTTCAAAATTTGGAGGTTAAAAAATGAGTGAAAAACAGATAGATTGGAGTAAAGTTGCCGAGTTCGAGAATGCTATCGAAGAGTATTCGCTTGAGAAGCTTGCTAAAGTAAAAATGTTTGACCCGAAAGAGCTTGTGAGAAGCGCTAAGAAAGTCAGGGAAATCATTGATGAGGATTTGGGTACGATATGCTACGTGTTGCTTAGCTTTGACGATCTGAACGAGATTGTCGAGAAGTACAAGGACAACAAGGACAGAAGCATCCAGCTGCTCTACAGGCAGCTTTCGCCTGCCAATAAGGGCTTAACGGTTGAGGACATACGCCAAATGCCCTATGAAGTCGTCGTGAGACTTTTGACTAAGCTGCAGAGTGAAGGCAGTTTTTTTCCGCGGAAGCCATTCAAGACTGGATTGACGTCGACGCTAGAGCCCAAACCATCGGATTCATCGCTCACAAGTACGGTTACCCACTTCACCTGATAGGTAAGCTTACTCCTTTCCAGATTGAGTTTCTGAAGCAGTGGGTACTCTGGTTCATCAAACAACAGAAAGGTTAGCTGTTAATGAGTGAAGTCGAAATACACCTTGTCGCCTATGACGAGGCAAGTGAAAAAATAGAGAGCGTAGGTAACACTGTTTCCGCAACGTTCACGGATATTGAAGGCAAAACGCGAAGCCTCACAACGGTGACTGATGAATCGACAGGGCAAATCGCTGACAGTTACAGCAAAGTCTCAGATGCAGGCGCAAACCTTCAGACGCAGCAAGCCAAAACAACGATGGGGTTCAGTGACTCTGCACTCGCAGCGAACAGTTTGGCGCTGTCAGGCGCCACATTATTCATGAGTTTTGAACGTGTTGAAAAGGCTCATGTTGCAGTTGACAGGGCGAACCTCAACGTGCAGCGCAGCACTGAAGCTGTGGATCAAGCTCAAAAATCATACAACGCTACAGTTGCTAAGTACGGTGAGAACAGCGCTCAGGCAAAGGATGCTGCTGACAAGCTTGCCATCGCTCAGGAAGCACATAACGTTGCGCTTGAAAGGGCGGGAATTGCTTCAGGAAACCTTAACCAAGCAATGATTTTCAGTGCGCTTACCGTGATTCCAAGCTTAATTTCGATAGTCACGAGTGTTTCGCACATCACGGAAATTTGGCAGGGAGTACAAGCTGGGCTTAACGCCATTATGGAGGCAAACCCGATCTTTCTGATAATCGGACTTATCGCCTTACTTGTCGTCGGCATAATCGCTGCTTACAACGCTTGCGAACCGTTCCGCAACGCTATAAACGCCATTGGAAAAGCTCTCAGCGACTTCTTCAAGCCCGCAATAGACGCGGTTAAAGGCGCACTTGAATGGCTTTGGAACAACATTCTTCAGCCTCTCGGCAGTTTCCTCAGCGCCATGTTTACGTATGACATTAAAGTTGTCGGAGACGCTTTCAACTGGTTAGCTGGAGTTTTGAAGCCTCTCACAGATGCTCTTGGAGCAATCGCAGGCGCTGTTGGTGGAGCGTGGAATGCGGCTGTAGGGGCAATTGGAGGAGCCGTTAGCGCTATAGGAGGCTTCTTCGGAAACATTGCAGACGGATCAAACAACCTTTCAAAGGGCGTAACAATAGATACTGGTGAGATGGTTGTCGGGCTGGAGAAAGTCGGAGACTCGCTGGGACCCTTCAGCGGCACTTTCAACGCGATGAAAGACGTAGTTTTGGGCTTCACTGGACAAACAAAAGCATACTACGAGTCTTGGCGTGACGAGTCGCTTAAGCTGGTTGATGAGAACCTTTCAAAACAGTTAGATGTAATAAACAAAAAATATGATGAGCAGCTGAAGACGGTCGACGATAGTCTTTCGAAACAGGTTGACGAGATAAACAAGAAATATAACGACATGACTAAAACCGTTAACGATGCTTTCGACAAGGAATATGCGGAGTTCATCAAGCATTACGACGAGATTATTGAGCCACCAGTAAGTGCGCTTGACAAGGTCCTAGCAAAGTATAACAGTTATTTTGATAAGCAGATCGCGGACCTCACGAGGCATTACGGCGAAGAAACAAAAAGCACAACATCGCATTATGACAGCTTGATAAGTGATGTTGAGAAAAGCCTGAATGAACAGAAAAGATTCATTGAAGCAGACTACAGCGAGCAACTTAGGACTGTCCAGCAGGAATACAACGACGAAATCGCCGCAACCCGCAGCCACTATGACGACATGATTGGCGCTGTGAATGCGGGGCTGAAACAGATTCAGAACGCACGGAAAGGCGATTTGGATGCTCTGGAGCTTAACATGTTACAAGAAAAAGAGAAACTGAAAGCAGCACTTGACTCTCAACAAATAACGCAGGAAGAATATAATAAAGCTGTGAGTGAGCTTGAAAAAACTTACAATTCGCAACGTGCCAATACTAACGATTCGTATAGACTGAAGGAGCTTGAGTATGAGAAGGCGCACGCCGGCGAAGTTGAAGCATTAACGAAAGAGAAAGGCGATAAACTCACAGAACTCGCAAACAAGGAAAAAAACACGATTACAGATATTAATGCAGAAAAGAATGAGAAACTTTTAGGTGCCGAAACCGCAGCGAACGCCAAACTTACTGCGCTTAACCAAGAGAAAACAGATAAATTGACAGCAATCGCCGACGAAGAGAAAGATGCGCTCACAAAGATTGAAGATGAGAAAAACGCGAAGATTAAGGAGATTCAAGATAGAGCTGCCGCGCTAGAAAAAGAGCATGCCGACAACATCGTAGCAATCGAGAAGTCTAAGAATGAGGAGATTAACGCCGTCACAACTGCCGCGGAAAACGCTAAAGCAGCTCTCATCGTGAGCAAGGAAGGCGAAATTAAAAACACGATTCAAACGGCCGAAGATGAGAAGCAGCGCATCATCAGCGAGTCAGGCGAGAAACTTAAAGCTTCAAATCAAGACGTTTGGAGCAACATGGGAAGCGCAATTTCAGGTGCGTGTGCATCTGCTTCCGCCACGTTGCAAAGTTGGGGGAAATCCGTTACGGACGCGATGGCCGGCGCGTGGGATGCCATAAGCGGGTTTATCGGAAGCATCTGCTTTGCGCACGCTCTAGCGCGGGCTGCTGACGAAAGCGACAAAACCATGACTGACTGGGTCAGCATAGTCAATGATAAAATGGACAGAGGCTTAGGCAGCATTAAAGAGTTTAATAGGCAAGCTGAACTTTCAGGCGCCGTCGCCTCGGCTGGCGCTGGAGCCACGCCTATGCCGTCTGCTGCATTGGCTGGGGCGAGAGCGCCAATAACAGTCAATGTCACGGCACCCCTCGTGAACGTTGAAGGTTCAGCGGATAAGGCGACTGTAGATTTGGCTTCACGGCAGGTTTTGGCTACTTTAAAAAGCATTATTGTTGAGCCTACAAGCGTAAGCGCGCCTGCAACTCAAAAGAGGATTAGAAAATCATATTTAGTGATGTAAAATGCTGTTAAGTGAGCAAGTCAGGACTAAAGACATATCACTGATTGAAGACGCAACACAGTATGTTGGTGCAGCCGCTCCTGGTTGGGTTACCCTCAAAGATTATGGCAACATAACACTTTCTGAAAACGCTATCATAGCCTTTACCTATGACAACGGGATGGTAGTTAACGGGGGCGGTGCAGCGTGTAACCACAGATTAAAAATCGGCGGCACAATCGTATGCGGCTTCCCGAGAAACACGGCTGGTCCAGAAACGGTTCACGGAGTCTTCTTTTTAGTGGCTGGAACATATGACGTTCTCATGGAGGGTGTAACGGATTGGTATGACGGGAACAACTATAGAAAACCTTACGTTCAAAACTTCAAACTTGGCAAGTTAAGCTTAAGCGACGTTCAAGGTAGCAGTTTAGCAGTGTATTCAGCGGCGATAACGAAGAATCTGCCTCAACGAAAAACGTGTGTCGGGTCATTGAAGAACGGCAACATGATCATAATCGTTTCCGCATATACACCCGGTACGTATACAAACTTTCAAAACGTAGGCGAAGGCGCCGCTAACAGCGTGTCAATAACTGTCGATGGGACCCAGAGGAACTGGACAGAGCGAAAACCAGACACCCTTGCTGGTCAATTTAATACTATTTTTGGTGCAGGGTTAGGCCGCCTGCACATCAGTTTAGCTGCAGGGTCAGACCATACTGTCTCCATTGGAATATCGAACGTTCTCACAGTTGTAAATATTTCATTGTGTTATAGTCCGTGGCTGCTGTCAGCGGATACAATGTTTGAGCCAGTTTCGCTGGATTTTCCGCAGGGAAGCACGCTATACGTAGTTGGGGAGCCTCTAAGTGCTAACCCAACAAAAAACATTAGGGTTGGCAAGAAACGAGCTGTAAGTTTCGGTTCTGTAGATGACTATTACAGTACGGCAAGCGGAACGGACATTCTTAGTTGGAGTTACTCTTTCGAAATTATTGAAGTTACGAACGTTGTCTTAGTGATGGATGGTTGGGGGGGCTGCATCGGCGCTATCGCTGCGGACGTGAGATAATGACAATTAAAATCACGCAGATCCAAACAGCAGGCGGCGACGCTGTCCTCATTTTAACTTTTGATAATCCTTCAGGAAGCGGCAACCTCTTAACCTTCACAGTTAGAATGCAGGATCTGGTTGACCGACTCATCACCGTCCGCAACCTTCTCGGGAGACCATTGACCTTGACTGACGCGCGGCAGGCGCTTGTTGCATTAATAAACGAGGTTCGGAAAGGGAAAAGCGGAGTTCCTGAACGGTTTGATTTTGCGCCTCACATAGGTGCTGAGATGGAGGCTTAAAGTTGGCTACAACGCTAGACGGCAAAACCTTGACTGTGACAAAGTGGGGCGAGAACGTTCAAACTGTTGCCAGCCAATATGACGCTTGGGTTTCAAGTACGTACAAGCGTAAAATCAAAGTTTACGGCATCATCCGCGGTTACAGCATTGACTGCATCGAGCAGAACGTTGATTGGGCAACCAGTCTCGCAAACTATTTTGAGGCGGTCGCGCTCGCGGGGAACTCTGTTATATTATTTAGTGATGCATCCGTGCGTCCAGTGGCGAGCGTTACAGTGTATGTGCTCAATGTCGCTTACACCCTTGAGAACTTGGGCGGGAAGAACATCCGCAAGGTAACTTTGACCCTGCAAGAAGCATAA